CAAAGCGTCGCAAACCATTTACAGTAGATTATACAGGATTCGGATGGTTACTCATCAAGAATGGTGTATTCGAACATGAAGAAATGAAGTATCCATGGTTCGCACCCAAAATGCAAGTCTTCGAATCAGGCGAAGTCCAAGACATGTGTGGCGAAGATGTTTCATTCTGTCTTGATGCAAAGGAAGCAGGCTTCGAAATCTGGTGTGATCCAAGAGTTCGAGTCGGACACGAAAAATCAAGGGTAATTTAATGGGTAAAAAGGGAGAATTTCACAGAATTCTTATAGATGGGGAGATTATATTTGATAATTTAGGTCAAGGAGAGTTCTTTGAACGTATGGAAGACCTGTCGATTCAATATTATCAGACAGGTTCACCACATCCCAACACAATATCCACTCAAATTATTATGGAGGACAACTAAATGGCAACGAGATCAAAAACTGGCTTAAGTGGGGGCGATTTTATACAGTCACCACCGAAGAAAACTCGTCAAGGTAACGGGAAACACACTAAGTATGCAGCGTCTTCTCGTAACTCGTCTCGTAAAAAGTACCGAGGTCAAGGAAAATAACCGTAGCGTCTCGAAAGGGACGCTTTTTTACTTTAAATTATGAATATAATACCATTTTTTCCACAATTATTATTTCATTGCACGATTCCTGTACCTGAGAATCTTATAGAATACTGTTCTATTCTAGCAAAAGGTGAAAAAGACAATCGAAGTGTCTATAATGGATGGGAAACGCCCAATGATTTGCATAAGAATGAAGATTTTAGTAATAAATTCCTAAAAAATTACTTTTTACCTAAAATTAATGAAGAATTAAGCACTATAAACTTCCCGAATTGGGATTTACGGGCATGTTGGGTCACAAAATTAGAAAAGAATGGATATCACGTCACTCATATACATTCAGGTTGTCATTATGCATTTGCATGGTATCTGAATGTCACTGAAAATACAGGAGGAGAACTTTCTATACGTAATCCGAATGAATATAATACAGAGTTAATATTAAAAAAGTTGGATCCTAGAATAAATGATGAATATAATTTATATCCTGCTCTTAATATTACACCCAAAACAGGATTACTTGTAATGTTTCCTGCATACTTATATCATGGTGTATTACCATCACTAGCAGAGAATAGAATAACAATGTCTGGGAATATAGTAATTAGCTTATAAATAAAGAAAAACTCTTTGTTTATGGCGATTCAAAGAATATCAAGGGCATTTAAAGACATTTCATTGTCTTTTGATCCCCATCCAGTCACAAAAGATCTACCAATATTAAAAAATGAGAATGCAATACGCAGATCTGTCAGAAATATAGTCCAAACTATACCAACTGAACGATTTTTTAACTCATTATTAGGTTCTGAAGTAAGAAGTAGTCTATTCGGGTTCGTAGATGTAGGTACTGCTTCTGTTATTGAGAGCCAAATTGAAATTGCCATAGATAATTTTGAACCAAGAGTAAATAATGTACAAGTTCAGGTAGATCCTACGCCAGATCAGAACTCATTTGAGGTAACAATCCTATTTGATATCATCGGACAAGAGTTTCCAACTCAAGAATATTCATTCCTCTTAGAGGCAACAAGATAATATGCCTTTTACTAAATACGCAAACTTAGATTTTGACCAAATAAAGACATCCATTAAGGATTATCTTCGTGCAAACTCGGATTTCACGGATTTTGACTTCGATGGGTCTAATTTTTCAGTATTAATCGACACATTAGCATATAATACGTATATTACTGCATTCAACTCCAATATGGTTGTGAATGAATCCTTTTTGGAGTCAGCAACACTTCGTGAAAATGTAGTTTCATTAGCAAGAAATATAGGATATGTACCTCGTTCTAGGACGGCAGCAAAGGCAGAGGTATCTTTTGATATCACAAGACCTGCAGGTAATTCTGCGGTTGCTGTAACCCTTCAGAGAGGTCTTGTATGCACTGGAAACGTTAATAATACTGGTTATGTATTCTCAATTCCTGAAAATATAACCAAAACTTTTATAGAACAGACAAATGGTGATTTTGTCGCATCATTTAACTCTATAGAGATCTATGAAGGCACATTTTTGACAAATAATTTCACATATGATGGATCTTTAGACCAAAAATTTCTTCTGAAAAACTCATTTATTGATACTTCAACACTTAAAGTATATGTTAAGAAAGAAGATGAGGACGGATTAGGAATACAGTACTCTGTTGTAGATAATATTGTTAATGTAGGCTCTACTTCTAGGATTTATCTTCTTCAAGAAGTGCAAGATGAGCAATATCAACTATTGTTTGGTGATGGATTAATTGGTAAAAAGTTAGGAACTGGAACAGATAATGATGGAAATTATATTACAGCAAATTATATCGTAACGAATGGTAAAGATGGTAATGGAATAAGCAATTTTGCTTTTTCTGGTAGATTAGAAGATTCTAATGGTACCATTCTTAATGTTGGAAGAGATGTGGATGTTACCACTGTTCAGAACGCTCAGAATGGCAGTGAGATAGAGTCAATTGACTCTATTAAGTATTTTGCCCCTAAGATCTATTCTGCACAGAGCAGGGCGGTTACAGCAAGGGATTATGAGGCAATTATCAAAAATATTTACACTGATACAGAGTCTGTATCTGTTGTTGGTGGTGAAGAATTAGACCCACCAGAATATGGTACTGTTTCTATCAGTATTAAACCAAAAAATGGAACTTTTGTCTCTGATTTTAACAAATCTAGGATTTTATCACAGTTGAAACAATACTCTATATCTGGTATAAATCAAAAAATAGTAGATCTTAAAGTACTATATGTGGAAATGGATTCTGCTGTGTATTATGATTCGGCAAAAATATCTACTGCAGAGTCATTAAAGACACGTGTTATTAATTCATTAACATCTTATTCTAATTCTGTGGATCTTAACTCATTTGGTGGTAGATTCAAATATAGTAAGGTTCAGCAAGTCATTGATAATACTGATGATGCTATAACTTCTAATATTAGTAGAATAAGAATTAGAAGAGATTTAAGAGCACTAATAAATCAATTTGGACAATATGAGCTCTGTTTTGGTAATAGATTCTATGTTAAACGTGATGGATATAATATTAAATCAACTGGATTTAAAATATCTACCGAAAGTGATACAGTATATCTAACAGATATTCCAGATGAAAATATGGAAACTGGTACTATATCAATAGTCAAACCAATTAACAATGAGACTACAAGAGTTGTAGTTAAATCTGCTGGAACAGTTGATTATGTTAAAGGTGAAGTGCTATTGAATACTATAAATATCACATCTACAGTCAAACCTAACAATATTATTGAAATACAAGCATTTCCAGAGTCAAATGATGTTGTTGGACTTAAAGATTTGTATTTGAATTTAAGCATTTCAGAAAGTTCAATAAATATGGTTAAGGACGTAATTGCTTCTGGAGATGAAGTATCTGGAGTGGTATTTTCTAGAGATTATTACACATCAAGTTATCTAAATGGGAATTTAATAAGACAGTAATATGATACAAACTGGATTTGAATCTAGAGTAAAGATTCAGCAGATAATCAACAACCAATTACCCGAATTTATTTTGGATGAAAGTCCAAAATCTGTGGATTTTTTAAAGCAATATTATACATCCCAAGAATATCAAGGTGGTCCAGTTGATATATCTGAGAATTTAGATCAATATTTAAAGGTTGATAATTTAATACCTGAAGTTATTGTCGATAATACTACTCTTGAATCTGATATTACATCTACAGATACTACTATTAGTGTTAATAGTACAAAGGGTTTTCCATCAGAATATGGATTATTGAAGATTGATGATGAAATAATCACATATACTGGAATAACTTCTACCACATTTACTGGATGTAAACGTGGATTTAGTGGTATAACTTCATATCATAGTGATTTAAATCAAGAAGAACTTGTATTTTCAGATTCATCAAAAGAATCACATAGTGCAAATAAAGATATTAAGAATTTAAGCTCTTTATTTCTCAGAGAATTTTATAGAAAATTAAGATATACCTTTACTCCTGGATTAGAAAATGTTGATTTCCACAAATCATTAAATGCTGGAAACTTTATAAAAGAAGCAAAATCATTCTATCAATCAAAAGGTACGAATGAATCAATTAAAATTCTTTTTAATGTTCTTTATGGAGTAACACCAACTGTAGTAAATTTAGAAGATTTCCTAGTTAAACCATCTTCATCTAAATTTATTAGAAGAGAAGTTGCAATTGCTGAAATAATTTCAGGAAATCCTCTTAAATTAGTAGGACAAACTATTACAAAACTGACTGATACTGGCACATCAGCATCAATATCAGAAGTAGAATCATTTACAAGGCAAAATAAGCAATATTTTAAACTTTCACTCTTTATTGGATATGATGATAACAATTATGTTGAAGGTACTTTTGGAATAACTCCTAGTACAAAAAGTTTTGAAAAGGTTTCAGTCGGTTCTTCTGTAGTTTCTGTTGATTCAACAATTGGTTTTGCACAAACTGGAATGGTAATATCTGGTATTAACAGTATTACTTATCTTGATAAGAGTATTAACCAGTTCTTAAATTGTTCATGGACTGCTTCTTCTGGAACTGGTGAAGATATAAATCCTACCGATAATATTAGATCTAATGAGATTTATTATGGATTTGAGGATGGGGATTCTTCTAAACGTGTAGAAATACGATTAACTGGTGTATTATCAGAATTTGAGCAGGTATCTGAAGATTTAAAGGTTTCTGCAGGTGATATAGTTTCAGTTAAGAATCTTGGTGATTTAATAGAAAATCCATCAAGTAATAAAACTTATAAAGAAATTTTTGCTAACTCTTGGATTTATAATACTAGTTCTTCATATGATGTTTTAAACTTTGGACAGACTTTATCATTAACTCTTAAGAGTGATATAGATAAGTCCAGCTTAAAATTAGGTGATCAAGTAGAAATAGTACAACAAGATGGTCTAGGAGGTTCTGGTGTAGTTGTATATCCAACTGAATCTGCTTTAGCAATTGCTGAAGCTGCAGGTGTAATTGGATATCCATATATCAAAACTATAAGTGGTAATAGTATTGAATTAGAGAATTTTGATTTTAGTCCAGGAGCAAATACATCTTATGCTCTTAGAAGAAGAATTAATAAAGCATCTAGTACAAATGTTCCAATTGAATATGGAAATAATCTTATTATTAGTGATATACAGAATTTATATGTAGATAAAGATAGTGAATATGCTTATGTTGCATCTAATTCATTACCTTCAGGAGTAACTGGATATGATGTATCTGATGGATTTGAATATACATATGAAATATCAAAAAATCTTAATTCAGCTTCAATAAATTCTGTCAGTAATTTAACAAATATATTATCTACTGGCGAATATAGTAGTATAAAATTTGATAATAAAGCACCTTTTGTTACTGGTGATAGAGTATATTATCAACCAGATTCTGTTCCGATTACAGGATTAGTTACAGGATCATATTATGTTGAAGTTCTACCAGATGGACAGTCCATTAGATTGTATAATTCTTCATCATTTATTCAAGAGGGAGGATATTTATCTCTTTCTCCATCTTCCTCTGGATTCGGAAAACATACATTTACATTATACTCACAAAAATCAGGTAAAATAGGATCTCAGAAATTACTTAAGAAATTCCCATTACCAGTAAATATAAAAAATGGAAATAATGAATTAACTATTCCAGGAAATGTTGGAATGTTAATTAATGGTGTCGAAATTAAAAATTATAAGTCTCATGATAAAGTTTATTATGGTGGAATAGAATCTATAGATGTATTGAATGGTGGTAGTGGTTATGATGTCATTAATCTCCCTACACTGACAGTTTCAGCTGGTATTGCATCAACTGCCATTGCTCAACCTGTAATTAGAGGAAGTGTTGAGAAAGTTTATGTAGATCAGATAGATTTTGATATTTCAGAGGTAAATTCAGTTACAGTAAGTGGTGGTAACGGTGGTGGAGCAGTTCTAGAACCAATAGTTAATGCTAGATCTAGAGAAGTTACGTTTGATGGTAGACCAACTACAAATTCTGGTGGAATAACAACTGGAGGATATCAATTAATATTCACAGAAAATCATTATTTTACGAATGGGCAGGAAGTAATATATGATTCTAATAATAATACTCCAATAGGAGTTGGTATTGGAACATCAACATTATCTAATGGTGGACATTATTTTACAGCAGTTGATAATAATTTAACAGTTAAATTATATCCATCATATGCTTCATATTCTAGTGGAATTAACACTGTAGGATTTACTACCTTTAATACCACTGGAATTCATAAATTTAAGACTCTTAAGGATAAGAAAACAATATCTAGGATTGATGTTATTAATGGTGGTGATGGATATACTAATAGAAAACTAATAGTTAAACCTATAGGAATTAATACAGTCAATAATACAATTAATTTTAAAAATCATGGATTTAATGATGGAGATAATGTTTTATATTCAAACGATCCTATAAGTGGATCTAATACTGATATTACAGGTTTAACAACATCTACTGGTATAACAACTACATCAATTCACTATAAAGTCTTAAAAATAGATGATAATTCCTTTAGTCTATCAAATAGTGGTGTTGGTGGAACAATAACTTCATTCTATGAAAGAAGAAAACCGATAGATATTACATCCATAGGAGCTGGAAGTAGTTATCATAATTTCTATTATCCTCCTATTGAAGTTTCTATAGATTATACTTCTGCTGGAATTGGTAGTACATCATATTCCGTTACATTAACACCATTAGTTAAAGGTAGTATTGTTGACACATATGTTTATGAGGCTGGTGCTGGTTATGGTTCTACTATATTAAATTTCCAGAAAAAACCTACCGTAACAGTAAATAATGGTAAAAATGCAGCAATGGTTCCCGTTGTTGTAGGAGGACAGATTAAATCTGTAAATATTCAATTTAGTGGAAAGCAATATACATCAATTCCAGATTTAATAGTTAGTGATGTTAGTGGAAGGGATATATTAGGTTCTGGTGCTGAATTAAGACCTGTTATTAGTAATGGAAAGATAACTGATGTTAAAGTAATTAATGCGGGTATTGGATATTCTGACACATCTATACACACATCAATTTTGGTTAAATCTGCAGGTTCTAATGCATCATTTGACCCTCAAATTAGGTCATTAGACGTTAATAATGTTGAAAATAGACGTGATAGTTCATCACCAATTAGTGAAATCTATGAAGAATCTTCAAATAATTTAGAATATACAGTTTCTGGTTATTTTGAGGGTTTAAGAGATTCATTTAAAGAAGATGTAAATTCAATTTCAGGTATAATTGGATGGGCATATGATGGAAATCCAATATACGGACCATATGGATATGATGATCCTTCAATTACTAATAATTCAAGAAGATTAATCACTGGTTATGTAAAAGATACTAACAATATTCCCGATAGACCATCTGGATTTGATGCTGGATTCTTTATTGATGATTATAAATTTATTGGAAATGGTGATCTTGACAAATATAATGGTAGATATGCAAAAACATTAGAATTTCCTAATGGTGTTTATGCTTATTATGCTGCAATTGATTCAAATGGGAATCCAGAATTTCCATATTTTGTAGGTGAATATTATAGGTCTAATACTTTAGAAGATAATAAATCTCTTAATCAAGAATTTGATTTTAATAATTCAGGTTTACTTAGAAATACTTTTCCACATAAAATATCTGACGAATTTGCTAATAATGACTTTATTATTGAAACAAATGAAATCACAAGGCAAAAGGCAGTTATTGAATCTGTAACTGATGGATCTATTGATGATTTTGAAATTGTTAGTACTGGTAGTAACTATAAAGTAAATGATACTGTATCATTTGATAATACAGGTACAAGTGGTAGTGGATTAATTGCAAAAGTATCTTCAGTAGAAGGAAAAGATATTACAACAATAGAAACTAGTGTAGAGAATTTCCCAACGGCAACATTTACATACGTTAATGATGAGAAAGTCCAAGTTACAATTCTTCCACAACATTCTTTAAGAAATAAGGATGATATTATAATTTCTGGACTTAGTACTTATTTGACTGAGTTAAATGGATTCCACAAAATAGGAATTACTTCGTATTACTCAAATTTAATTTCTCCAATTGTAGGTAGTGATGCTTCACCAGGAGCTGCTACAACAGAAATATATGTAAATCATATTCCAACTGATGTTTCTATTGGGTCTAGTGTTGGAATAGGATCAGAAACTGCAAAACTATTAGATGTATATAGAAATCTCAATATAATTAGGATTAGAAGAGGATTAACTGGTACTTCTCATAGTACATCTACAAAATTAGAGTTTAAACCAGATTCATTCACAATTCCTAAAAAAGTAGATTATTTTGAGTCTTCTATTAATAAAAAAGCATATTTTAATGCTAGAGAATCTGTAGGAACTGGTATTACACCTGGAATAGTTGGACATACAACGACATTTGACTTTGGAGATTCTCAGGTTACAAGAAATATTCAAACTAGGTCAATTTATATTGAAAATCATCCATTTGAGACTAATGAAGCAGTTACTTTAACTGTACCTACTGGAGGTGCTCTTTCAATTTCAACTAATCCTACAGCAACACCATTTAGTTTATCAGTTGGATCTAATAATGTATACATTGTCAATAAATCTATAAACAGTATTGGAATAAAAACTGGTATTGGTACCGATCATACGGGCGATGAATATGAAGAGGTATATTTCCGTAATACTCCAGGACAATTATTGGATAATGATGAATATTTATTGGAAACACAATTTATTCAAAAGCAAGGAGTAATTGATAGAGTTAATACTGTAGTTTCTGTTTCAACTGATCATGGATTAGTAGTAGGAGATAAAGTAAATCTAAATGTTATACCAAAACTTTCTGTTGGTATTGGTACAACAGCTACATCTGTTGCTGTTAAATGGGATGATGATATTAAACATATTGTTGTTAATCCACGTACTATAGATGCTTCTAAGATCAATACTACAACCAATCAATTAGAAATACTTAGACATAACTTAAATACTGGAGATAGGGTTAGTTATTCATCAACATTACCTATTTCTGGTTTATCTACAAATACTTACTATACATTTAAAGTTGATGATAATAATATTAAACTTTGTGATACACTTATAGATTCTAATGCAAATCCACCTACGGTAATAAGTTTTGCTAGTACAGGTGGTCAAAATCATACAATAACTCCAATTAATCCAAGAATTACGGCAACTCAAGGTACTAATTTAGTATTTGACCTATCAGATTCTTCATTAAGTGACCAATATTTTAAAATTTATTATGATAATGAGTTTAATAATGAATTTGTTTCTACAGGAACAACTGAAGGATTTACTATAACAGGAATTAATACTACTGCTGGAGTTGTAGGTGCTGCATTAACGATTAATTATAATACCGAGAAAACAAATATATTACCTAAAAAATTATATTATACTCTAGAAAAATCTGGATATTTAAGTACTGCAGATACTTTAGTAAAGAATCACTCTGAAATATTATTCATTGATAGTACATATACCTCAGAGCATGTAATTACTGGAATTGGAACTACTACAATCAATATTTCTTTAAGTGAGATTCCAGAAAGATTATCTTATGCTTCTTCTGAATGTTCAACAATAAAATATACTACCAATTCTACTAATGTACAGGGACCTATAGATAATATTGATATTATTTCTGGTGGAAGTGGATATAAACAATTACCAGATTTCTCATCAATAACTTCTACTAATGGAGTAGATGCTGCAATAGTTGCAAAATCAAAGACTATAGGTAATGCAAAGAAAGTAAGAATTATCAATGAAGGATTTGAATATTCATCAGATAAGACCTTACAGCCAAATGCTGATATATCTCCATTAATTACTATTAGAGATTCAAATACTATAGGAATTGTTACAGTTACTAATGGTGGAAGAGATTATGCTACTGCCCCTAATATTGTAGTTGTTAACAGTGATAGTGGTAAAGTAATTGACAGTGGAATTTTAGAAGCAAATATTGTAGGTAATTCTATTGATTCTGTAGATATAGTACAACCACCAAAAGGACTTTCTGAAAAAACAACAAAATTATATGCTACTAATAATACTAATGGGATTAGTATTGTTGAAGTATCATCTCCTACTGCAGGTATTGGAACTACATTTGCATGTGTTTTAACAACACCAGTACTTGGTTTCCCAACACCACCATTTAAAATTGGAGATAAAGTATTCATAGAAGGAATACAAAAAGTTGGTGCTGCAGGATCTGGGTTTAATTCTGAAGATTATGGATTTAAATTCCTTGAAGTGGGTTATTATGATACTAGTGGAACTAGAGATACAGTAACAATTAATGTAGTTGGATTAACAACTACTGTTGGTGTTGCCAAAACAGTCCAAGATTCATTTGGAACTATAATACATGAGGATGATTACCCAACATTTACAATTAGTCAAGAACAATCCAATTTCCTTATTGGAGAAAGAATTATTAGTGATGGTATAGAAAGAAACTTATATATTGCTAATACTGATGTGAAGGGATATATTAAAGTAAATGGTACTTATAACTTATCTCTAAATGAAATTATTAGTGGTAAAGAATCTGGATCTGTAGCAACAATAGACAGAATTATTGATAATTCTGGAAGATTTAAAGTTAATTATGCAAATAAGAAAGATATTGGTTGGGAAGACAATACTGGAAAATTAAATGAAGATTTCCAAGTAATTGCCGATAATGATTATTATCAAAATCTTTCATATACCATTAAAAGTCCAATTACATGGAAAGAACTTAGTAGTCCTGTCAATAATTTAGTCCATACTAGTGGAATGAAGAATTTTTCAGATACTGGAATATCTTCAACTGCAACTGTTGGTATTGGTAGTTCAAGTGCTTCAACTATAATAAAAGATGTATTTGATGAACGTAGAGTAGATACAGTATATGAATATGATTTAGTTAAAGATGTTGATTTGGTTGGTGAATCATCTAAATTCTTAAATTTCAAGACTAAGAAATTAACAGATTATACTCTTTCTAAAACTAACGCAGTTCTAAAAATAGACAATATAAACAATTTATTCTCTAGTTTAGATAGCAGTACTCAAACTTATGTAGATCTCTTTAAGCTACCCTCAACAGTTACATATGATCATCTTTTAATAAGAATTAATGAAGCTTTTGATAATACCAATCTTCAATTAACTGAGTTAGTTATTCTTAATAATGGAACTAATAATTTCTTATTGGAAAAAGGAAGTATTGATAATGTTGGAATAGCAATGACTCATGTTGTAGATGAACCATATGGTACATTCTCAATATATGAAGATTTAACTGATAGTTATCTAAGATTTACACCTCGTGATCCAATTAATATAGATTATGACTTAAAGTATCTTAGGTCTAGCTTCAGATCCATTGCTAGTGGAATTGGTACCGCATCAGTTGGATTTATTGATTTAACTGGAACTGCTGTAGGTGTTGCTTCAACAACATCAGTATCAGGAATAACAAGTTCTATTATAGAAATTGGAACTCATAAAGTTAATTCATTATATGTCAATACTCAAGTTATTAATAATGAAACTAATGATATGAATTTTGTTGATATATATCTGACTCATGATGGATCTGATACTTATCTTACTGAATATTATTTTGATTCGAATGCAGAAAGTTATTCAGGATCTCTTATTGGTTCATTTAATGCTGATATTAGTTCTGGTTTATTAGCATTAAAATATACAAATGATACAGTAAATGATGTTACTCTTAAATCTAAGATTGTTGGTTTTGGAACAACTACTGTTGGTGTAGGTACATATAGATTTAAATTAGATGCACAAGAGGCTGGACAAGAAAGAACATTAATATATCAATCACATTATGAAAAAACTACTGGTGCAGCTGCAACAACTGTATTTACTTTAAATAAGCACTTATTTAATACTGTCAAATCATCAGTTGAAGTTGGTATGGGAGCATCTAAAGCTCTTCATCAAATTCTGACTATTAATGATCTTCCACAATCTAATGTATATGTTCAACAAGGACCTTTCCTTTCTGTAAAAGGTAGTGGAATTGGAATAACTGATTCACAGAGTGGAATGGGAACATTTGGTGGTTATTATTCTGGAGATAACTTCATTCTAAAATTCTTCCCAGATGCAGCAATGTCATCTGAACTTAAAATTTCATCATTCAATGAATGTTTCTACACTACTGTTGATACTGTCAATACTCCACCAGATCATACTTATGGAAATATTACAGAATCTGTAGGTATTACTCAATATAATGGACTTGAGGGAAGACGTATTGAAAGAACTGAATTCCCTGCGACTTATAATGGAGATCCTATTTTTGCAAAGACCTTTAATCCAACTGATTCTACCCAATTGAATTTAAGTACAGGATTATTCACTATAAAAAATCATTTCTTTAGTACAGGTGAAGCATTAAAATACACTCCTAAATCTACATTTGTTGGTGTTGGATCAACTGCAATGACTTATGGTAGCGGTACATCTGTACCATCTACTGTCTATGCAATTAAAGTTGATGATGATAGTTTCTATATTGCTACAACAAGAAGTAATGCAGATGCAGGAACAAATGTTTCCTTTGGATCTTCTGGTGAAGGAAATGCACATGAACTTTCAATGGTCAAATCCAATGAAAAATCTGTTATAACAATTGATGGAATACCACAATATCCATTAATTTATACTAAAGTTGCTCATACTTTATCTGGAAATATTGGTGGTCAAATTGGTAAGGGAACTACAATATTCGCTTTGAGTGGAATAGGAACAATAAATCCAGAAGATATCTTAAGAATTGATGATGAATATGTAAAAGTTGAGAATGTTGGTCTTGGAACAACTGCAGTTGGACCAATAACTGGAGTTGGAGCATCTACATTAATTCAAGTTGAAAGGGGAGTTGTTGGATCAACAGCAATAACTCATTCAGATACATCAACTGTAAGAGTTTATAAGGGTTCATATAATATTGTTGGTAAGAATATCAATTTCATTGATCCACCTACAGGAAATCCATCAATCATTAAAGATGATAGTAATTT